GAGTACCTTCCTTGGCGTCGATGTCACCTTCATCCACAGCCTTCATCACAGCTTTGTGAATCTTCCCGAGATGAGCGGTGGTTTCAGCCTTAGCGTAGACCTTGTCGAAGAGCTTATTGTGGTTGTCTCCCCACGAATAGGCCTCAGACTTCGCGGCCTCCTTAACCTCAGCTAGGGCTGACGAGCTCATAGGACCGACACCGCCCTTGGGCGGCTTCACTCCTAGATCCTCTGGACTTACTTCTTTGCCCTTGCGGCACTGACCAGAGGTCCCATAGGTGGAGCCGTCGGGTCGCTGGCAAGTCATGTAGTCGTAAGCCTCAGCAAAGGCCAGTTGATCCTCCGGATCTTCGGAGTATTTGAGCTCAGCGAGAGCGTACGCAGCACGTAGCGCCTCGCCTGTGAAGCGGTCTTTCCGCATGGGTCTACTTTAACAGGATGAGATCCTCTTCAAGATTTTACCCGTGAAGGCTGAGGGTTCTCAAGACATTATACGCTAAGAGCGCCCGGGTTTCCCCGAGCGCTGAAGCTGAGTTATTCCCTAGTCGTCATACCTATCAAGGATGTGTGCGATCACTGAGTTGCGTACGATGTCCGTCTTATCGAACTGCACGATGCCGACGTCTTTCATGTTGTCAAGACGATAGACCGCGTCAAGAAGACCGTTGTCTCTGCGGAACACATCGAGATCCGACTGCTTGGTGTCACCCACCATCGCCATCTTAGACCCCTCGCCGATGCGAGTGAGACAAGTTTTTACGTGAGTAGGAAGCATGTTCTGTGCCTCGTCGACGACCACGAAGCAGTCGTTAAACGAGCGCCCGCGGACGTCTTCGAGCAACACGGGCTCGATGATGTTCTTGGAGATGAGGTACTCAGCGGCACCTTGGTTCCGCATCATCACCGGGAGGTTATCTAGGACAGGGCCCAAGAGAGGACGTACCTTCTCGTTGAAGTCTCCGGGCAGAGCGCCCCGGCCACGCTGGAATTCCACTCCGACATCGCTGCGGATGTAGATTACTTTTTCAACTTCGCCTTTGGAGACCTGAGTCAATCCGAACCACAGGGCGAGAAGCGTCTTACCTGTGCCTGCGTGGCCATGAGCCAGCGTCACAGTGTTCTTCTCCATGAGATTCCAAAACGAGTCTTGCGTCCAAGTCATTGCCTTGAACGGGAGCAGGTCCATGCCGCGTTCGCGGTGAGCGGCGTTTTCCATGGATCGCCGCACTTTGCGCTTTTCTTTAGCGGTAGGCATTATGTTAACGGAATTGAAGGTTTGAGAATCGACGAGAACGAACTTTAGGCGATCATTCGAATCACCCCCTCTACCGCTAGATTTGTCATCCATGACTCGAGAGCTTTGGACTCTAGGGTTTTACCCGGATAAGCCTTTGAGTTCTAGCCGTATAGCCCAGTTCCTAACAGTTTGATAAGACACGTTGTACTCTTTGGCAACTATAGAGCAGGCCTGTCTATTAGAAAAGTCTCTTCCATTAAGCCTGTTCTTCCAAATCTCCTCGTACTTTGCAAAATGAGCCCTAGAATCATCCCTCTCCCATCTTCTCTTTGCAGCTAAAGAAGAATTCTTCTTCATCTCCTTAGTTTTAGTCTTCCCAAGCATAGCTTTTCTACGTTTATCATTACCATTTATCATCGGTCCTCGGTTGGGTCTAGGTGATCTAGCTCCCATTGACGCAGATTCCCGGACTATTGCTTCTTTGGTAGTAATGCTAGCAAGCCCTCTCCAGGCCAAGTTATCTTGCCAATTGCCTTTTCTTAACCACTCAGCGTAATGCCACATTGCATGCTGAATCAAAGTAAGTTCCACCAAGTTACTAGGATCATCCGATCCTTCCTCGTACTTGGGGATAATGTGGTGCTTGTGCTTCATCATCTTATTCTCAGTCCATGCTAACATCATATCTGATGTCTTGTCTCCTTTGTCGCGTTCCTTCTCCCGCTCCGAAAAACACGCTGCGCTCTCCCGGTGTAAGCATTTCTCTTCTGGGACCAGTCCTAACTTCTCCGAACTCCTTTAAAAGACTCTGACGATCAGTTGACCTACCGGCTCCGGACTTAAAAAGCTCGTTTGCTCGGACCGTGGTCCCATCCATGTGGAACATGTAGTAATGAAGTGCCCACACTACGGCATCTGTCCTATCGTCATGAGGGCAGTGAGGGAAGGTGGTAAGCTCCTTGATAAATTCCTGAACCCACGCGCCGTCAACAAACTTCACTCTTTTTGCCTCAAAGAGGGGACACACCGTCTGAAGACGAATCGTTTTCGATTTTAACGGTTTGAAAGGGTGAAGTTGGATTTTGCTCTCTCGTTCTAAGACTTGTATCAAAGATTGACCGGACGCCGCCTGCTCGATGGTACAAAATCTCGCGCCATAGTATTTTTGAGTTTGTTCCAGCATCGCGAGCAAATCGGGAAATCCCCAACGTCCATGAATAAGCTCACGAATGTAGATGTTGTCGGGATCATTTCGACAGAAGCCAGCGACACAGATAACACTTTCGTCCGCACTTTGTTTTTCGGAAAACGCGGTGTCAAGGGATAAATACGTGATGTCAAACTCCGGACATTCTTCGGGTTCGATAACTTCGACCCAACCCGCCTTGACTATCGATCCTTCCTGCGCTGTGGGAGTTCCTTGATATAGCGCGGCGAATTTGTTGCTTCCCATCGCACGCTTCTGCGATAGGAGCATATCTGTGGTGAAGATGGGATTAGAAGGCCAATGAGATTCTCCGTTCTTACGTCCAAGAGGATCGGTTGCCTCATTTTCGCATAATCCGGGAACATTCACCCACCGCCAGCCCATAGGATTTTCTTTTTCGTCATATAATCCGTCTCCGTCCATCAAAATTCCATGGAGATCCTTCTCATGAAATCGAGTTCCGATAAGAATTTGTGCCCAGCGATTTGTGCGTCGAGTGCTTCCCTGTTCGCCCCACCAGTTCTCAAGACCCTCGAGAGCGGCTCGGGAATCCGAACCTTTGAGAGGGTCGTCGATAACCATCGCCCCGACTCCCGGATTATCTTCTGATGGAGTACCGGCGGTGAAACCAGTGAGCACGCCTCCAACTGATGTAGCGAGGATGTATCCTCCGCCTTTCATGTCATATTTTGAATCGGCGTGGAATCCTTGCCATTCAGGAAATATCCGCCCAAACGCTTTATGCCGAAGATATCCATTGATACCGCGATGAAATCGATTAGAAAGCTGCTGTCCGTACGATGCTACAATGTGTTGCGTCTGTTGATCACGCCCGAGCAGCCAAGCGGTAAATAACTGCGCCATCATCGACTTTCCCGATCTCGGAGGACAAGATACGATAAGGCGTTGATATCGCCAATCGGCGACATCCTCGAAACCAGAAGCTATAATTTCATGAAAAGGCTCTACTTTTAATTTACCATCCAGCATAAGATCGGAAAATGCTAGGAAGCACCGCTGAGCGGCCCTGTGCTTATACCCCAGGATCACGCTCTTCGGTGCTTCCATGAGCTCCAGTTCCCGGAGCCCAGCTTTGTAGATCCTCCACGACGAGTGCTCCTCGAGTTGAGAAGCGTGCGTGATGATCGGTCGCATGTCTTACTGATCCTTGTTTCCTTGGGAGAGTTTCTTGAGGAGGTCGTCTACCTTTGACGTGTACTCTTTCGCCAACTCTTTCTCTTGCTTGGACTCTGTCTCTTGAATAGAGATTATATCACTAAGGAGATCTCGATGAGCTTTAAGACTTGAATTAAACACTTGCACGAGGTCCCTCAACGGAGCCTCTCCCATCGTCGCTTCAATATCCCCGAGCGCTTGCTCGGCCACCTTCAGCACCTTTTCCGCGAGCTTACTTTTTTGCTCGATGATCCGTGCGTTCCTCTCGTCAGCCATGTTCAAAAGCTCCTCTTACAGCGAGAGCATCCGCCCCCGCGTCTACTTGCGTTGGTTCGCGTCACAGTGCTCGGTGGGCTGTGGATCTGTTTCAGGAGGGCTTGAGCCCTTTGCTTGTCGCCATTATGCAGCGCCCTGTAGTACTCTTTCCAGAGTAGGTCGCGCCTTGACGGGTCAATCACTGATCTCCTCCTCGAGTCCTTCGGTACCGTAGATCGCATCGAGAAGCTCGGAGAGGGCCGTCTCCTCATCGCCGAAGCGATCGAGGAACGACTCTGG